CTTCACGATACTATATCAATGGCGTCTTGCAGGTAGTATCAGGAGCAGTCGAAGTTGATGTACAAACTGAAATCAGGACACAAATTAGTGATCTAATCCTAACCAACGAAATTGATTCATCTGTGTTAAATCTTGTAGGCGAGACTCAGATTCTACTGCCCGCTGCAGAAGCCAGTGCATATTCTGAATTCCTTGCCTTGGCCAACATCATCATTGACGTTATTGACACGGGTCTCAGCACATTACCTGCTCCAGTGGCACCTGATAGTCAAGGCGGCGGCCTACTACCCAATGCTGTTTATCTACTTGAAGCCAACAAGCGATTCGTACAAGAAGAAACTATTGCTTACATACAATACAATGTTGATAACAATATTTCACCTTATGCGAATTATACATACAATGCAGAAAAATGCAGACGAGATGTTAGTTACATTTTAGAAGGTTATCTCAGCGACTTGAAGAAAGGCGGTAACAGACAGACTTATTTCAACGCAGAAAAATATTGGGAAAACGGGGTTGCACAGGTAGATGGAGATCGCCAGCCTGAAATATATGCACATACCTTTATTAGGGATCTCATAGACAACTTTATTTGGACAAATGTAGCATTTACCCCTAGACAGATCTTAGTTAGTCAAGTTCGTGATCTGTCCTACACAGCAGAGCAACCATCACAGACTAGGTTAAAAGAACTCAGCAACATTGTCTTGGATGTGATTGAATTTGGAATATCAAGATTGCCAACTAAGATCAGCAATCGTGGTTACGTCAAAGTACCTGGCTTTTACAAACTCAAAGATCTACTATTGATCACCAACAGTTCACGCAACATCATCATGTATAATTTTGCTGATGATAGTTTGGCTGCGGAAATTACCTATTCAGAAAATTATGATGACAGTTTTCCAGGAGCATTATACGGTGTAGATAAAATCACCAGCATAACTCTTGACATAGATACCAGTGCCATGATGGTCACTGACAACATACAGATTTTTGTTGAAGCCAAGGAACAGGCAGTGCGTATGAACTCCATAGCCACTGATGCCATGGAAAGACACAAAGTAGGTATTCCGCAAAGCATGTTAGATGCTGACTTTGAATATGGACTTCAACCTACCAAGTGGCAGGCCATTGCATTGATGCGTAACTATCCCAGCATCTATGAAATACCAGGCAGTGACATTCCTGTGACCAATGTGACCACAGATGCCAGCTCAGGTACCGGCGGAGTAGGTGCCAGTCTTATCACCGTAACTACCACAGCTGCTCACGGATTGGCTGCCTATGATCCCATAACCATCAAGGCTCTAAGTAACAGTGTGCAGGGGTTTAGTCGATCTGAAGGAAGTTTTTTGGTTGCTGTGGTAGGATCAGCAACGCAGATATCTTATTACGCCAAGGCCAAAGTAGGAACCACCAACGGTGAAGTATTGGCCAGCACATATACACAGTTGAGAAAAGGTGGCTTTTATACTGGATCTGCTGTGGGATCTCCTAGTTTCTCAGTAGTGTCAGGTGGCAGTTCTGGCACTATAACTACTAGTTTGATCACACCCGCCGGTAGTACAACAATCGGATTTAGTGCAGGCGGTCCACAGATAGGAGCACCCGTTAGCGGCACCGGAGTTAACATTGGCTCACAGATCACAGCAGTCACCGGCTCTGGCGGTACAGCAGCATCGACCACTCTCAGCGCCAACGCTGATATCAGCGACACTACCATAGAGGTTACCAGTACCACAGGTATTGGTCCTGGACTGGTGTTTGATCGTGGCAACGGACAGGCATTAGTTGTAACCGATGTCACAGGTAACACAGTTACCCTTAGTGGGGCATTGACTTCAGCAATCATAGGCACAACCAAAACCTACACTGCACTCACACAAAGCGCCACTTCCGGATCAGGCTCTGGAGCACAATTCAGTATATCAAGAAGTCCTGGTTACGGTGTCACTGTGACCACTCCGGGTTCTGGCTACGCAGACAATGATACCGTGACCATTCCGGGCGCCAGTCTAAATGGCGCTACTCCTGCGAACAATGCCACTGTTACTGTGACGTCAGCCTCTCCTCTAAATGTAGCTGCTACTCTCGGTGCAATTACCTTAGGGGGCACAGGGTATTTGACTGCTGCTGGAGTCACCACAACCAGTGGCGGTTCAGGCACAGGCCTTACAGTAAACATTACTGCGTCAGCTGGAGTCGTCACAGCTGTTACAATCAGTGCAGGCGGAACTGGCTACGCAGCCAACGAAGTCATCACTGAAGCCACCACCGGCCGTGTTAGCACTGCTGGTACAATAGTAGCAGGTACAGGGTATACCACTGCCAGCGGATTGTCAACCACAGGAGGAGCTGGCACGGGGATTACAGTTAACATCGTCGACGACGGCTCAGGCGGCATCTCTTCAGTCACAGTCAACAGTACAGGATCTGGATATGTTGTTGGTAATACACTAACAGTGGTGCAAAGCGGTGGTGCCGCCGGCACATTTGACGTAGCTACCCTACATGATCAGGCACAATTCACTGTGGCCACAGTGACCGCCGGCGGTGTAATTCAATCTGCCACTGTGGCAGGCACAGCAGTCACAGCTCCTACGAAAAACTTTATCAGTGCGTTTACCATCACTGAAGCAACTACTGCTCAAATAGCCAGCGGCAACACTGGTCTTACATTCTCAGCTATTTCTACCATACAAGCCACATTTGCCACAGCCCACGGATTTGTACCAGGTAATACTATCACGGTACAGATCACAAGCTCAGGTGCCAATGCTCAATTAGCAGCTGGTGCTTACTTTGTAGAAAGTGTGCCTTCTTCAACCACGTTACGTTACACAGCTAGAGCTGCTGGTACCATAGACAATACCTTGGTTGGGCAGGTATATGGTAGACCAGATTCGTTCTTTGTACACAGACCCTACGACGGCGGAGTGCAATTAGGCACAGCTGGACCAGCACACGGTGCTACTGCTATACGTATGAGTAAAAAATACATACGTTATCAATCAGGCAAGGGTGTTATGTATAACACTGGTGCGCTGTTTGCGCCTAGTTACGATCTACGTTCAGTCGCTGCCACCGGCACAGCAATAGGCAGCATCATTACTATAATTTGTGATGACACAGACCACGGATGCCAAGTTGGTGGAGTTATCACAATCACAGGTGTTACTACTTCTGGATATAATGGCACTTATACAGTTGCTACTATAACCAATGAAAGACAATTGAGTTTTGTAGCCACACAGATCTTAGGTAGTGCAACACCGGTGTTGGGCAGTCCTTGCTTGATGAGTGTGAAGAATTGGCATGGTGCTACTATTCGAGCAGGTATATTTGATGATCAGAACGGCATGTTTTTCCAGTATGATGGTATAAGAATGGCTGTGTGCAGAAGAAGCAGCACATTTCAAATTGCAGGAACTATCAGCATCAATGCAAATGCCAACACAATAACAGGTACCAACACTCGATTCACAGAACAATTATCATCAGGCGACAGGATTGTCATCCGTGGTATGACTCATGTGGTTTCCAATGTGGATTCAAACACATCAATGACAGTGACTCCAGATTTCCGCGGTGTTAGCAATGTCAACAGTGTAAAGATCACCAAAGTTGTGGATACTTTGGTGCCTCAAAGCGATTGGAATCTAGATACCATGAATGGATCTGGGCCCAGCGGATATAACATAGACGTGACCAAGATGCAGATGATCAGTATACAGCACACATGGTATGGTGCTGGATTCATTGATTTTATGATGCGAGGCCCAGACGGCAACTATGTATTTGTGCATAGATTCCGCAACAGCAACGTGAACTTTGAAGCTTATATGCGCACAGGTAATCAACCGGTGAGATATGAAGTGATCAACGAAGGCTTCAAAGGCAGATTGTCAGCAGCGATGACCAACAGCCAGACCACAATACCCATGAGCGCAGACGACTTGTTTTGGTTTCCAAATTCAGGAACTGTGTATATAGACAATGAGTTGATCAGCTTTACTGGTAACAGTGGCTCAGCGTTGACTGGCTGCACCAGAGCCGCTACTCTGAATCAATTCGTAGCAGGGTCGTCGAGAACTTTCAGCGCAGGCACAGCTGCCAGTCATGTCATACGCAGTGGAGTGGTATTGGTCTCCAACACAGTGACTCCGATCATCAGCCATTGGGGTTCAGCATTTATGATAGACGGACAGTTTGATTCAGATCGTGGATATATCTTTAACTATGCTGCTACTGGTCTATCAGCATCGGTTGACAAAGTCACTGCTTTCTTGATTAGACTGGCACCTAGCGTGAGCAATGCGCTGATTGGTGATCTCGGCGAAAGAGAATTGTTGAATCGTGCGCAGTTGTTGTTGTCAAGTCTTTCTATCACCAGTGATACCGTTGCAGGTGGAGGAGCTATTGTTGTTGAAGGAGTTTTAAATCCAATCAATTATCCCACAAACCCAGCTAACATAACCTGGGGAAGTTTGATCACACAGGCAGCTGGTGGCCAGCCCAGTTTTGCACAGGTAGCAAGTGGTGGTTCTGTGACATGGAGCGGAAACGTTTCTACTACTACTTCGACTGTACAGGGAGCATTTAGTACCACACTCACCGCTACAGGACAGGCAGCAGTTACGAACACGCTTACAGCAACAGCATTCAACGCTATCACACAGAATATCACAGCCGCAAGTTTTGGTCAGACCGTCTCAGCCCAGGGATTCAACGCAGGTCAGCCTTATGGTGGTAATACCTATGTCAGCGCAACCAGCACCTCCCGTAGCGATTTGTTGATTACAAACACACAATACGATGGATTGGTAAATCCTATAACTGCGGGAGATTTGATTTCTGGTACTGGGGTAAACAGCACAGTGGCATCGGTGACCAGAGCCTATTTGGGTGGTATATACACAAGAATCGTTATTAACAATTTACCAACAGTGACCAGTACAGCAGGCAATGGACAGAACGTTACATTGACAATTAATCCTGCATTATATAACAGATCGATCTCAACTACTCGATCAGATTTCTTGATCACACAAGCGTCATATGCAGCTTTAACATCCTCACTGATTGTAGGCGATCCACTCACTGCCGCAGGCACCATAGCTGGTGGTACTACTATTTCATCAATCACTCCAAGCTATATAACCATAGCAGGCACTGTGTATGCTAGAATTGTCATGAGTGCAGTTGGAAGTAGTAACAGCACACTGCCTACCAGCAATGGCGCTAGCACCATAACCGTCACAGTGACCAGTGGCCAGGCCTCAAGATTTAACACAGCGTTGTCCACAAGTAGAAATGACTTTCTTGTAACGCAGACACAGTATGCTGCTTCAACCATTGCTGTTTCAGATGTTTTATCTGTTGCAACGTTCCTCACAGGCGGACAAACTATTTCAAGTATAACACCAAGCTATGTCACATTGAGTGGAACAGTGTATGCAAGAATAATCATGAGCGGAAATGCCACGGCAACCAGCACCGCTGGCTCTGGCAACACTGTGTCAGTGACCAGCACCAGTGCGATCACAGCTGCCTATGGATCAGCTATATCTGCTTCAAGAAGTGATTTTTTAATTGCCGACAGTACTGCTACAGTATCTGGAATAGCTGTCAACGATGTGTTGAGTATTGCGGGCACAGGTACTACATTGGCAGCTGTGGTGATAACAGGTGTTGCCGGACAGTTTAGCTGTACAGCTACCACGCTGTTTACCGGAGAAAAAATAACCATCACTGGCACATATGGCGGCGGAGGCAGCATCAGTGGTTACACAACTGGCACTCAGTATTTTATTGTGGCCACCAACGGCTCTACTACGTTTACTCTAAGTACCACCTTTGGAGGAGCTGGAGTAACAACCACCACCGGTACACCAACAGGATTGACTTATACTCTGCAGACATTTATCAGTGGCAGCCAAACCATCACCAGTATCACCCCTAGCTATGTTACCATCAGTGCAACTCCCTATACCAGGATTACAATGAGTGGCGCTGCCAATCTTACATCTACAGCAGGCTCCGGTAACAATGTGGTTGTCACCATCACAGCTGCATTATCTGCTGCATCATATGTGAACAAAAACTATTTGTTCTTTACATCCGGCACTTGGTTGGCCAGCAATGCCGGAGTCAGCACCAAATTGGCTACTAGTAACACACAGTTTGCTGCTGGAACCAGCATAACGGCGGTGGAGTCAAGAACCTACGGAGCCACTACTGTTTACAGAGTGGTGTTTAGCCAAGCATCTAACACCACTATTTCGGCTGCTGCTAATATCACATGGCAATTTGGTGCGCTGTATGCACTGCCAGGTGAACAGGTATTCTCCTTTATTGCCAATCCCGGCAACACTGAACGATTGGATCTAGATGCGTTGAAAGAATTAACAAGCACTGCCATTGGCGGCCGTGGTACATTCCCCAACGGTCCAGACGTGTTGGCTATCAACGTGTACAAGGTTGCAGGCTCAGCTACACCTGTAAACGTTATTCTACGTTGGGGTGAAGCACAGGCTTAATGATATCAGGACAGTGCAATTAAAAACGTTGAAAGTATTTAATTGCGTTTTGCTTGTGACCAGTCTTTGATTCTGGTCTCTAATTTTTTTCTTATAGCTGTGATGTCCTGTTTCATTTCGCCGCCCATGGTAGGCAGTTGTCGACTATAGACCATCTCCATGTGCATGCTGTCTAATTTTTTTATTTCTGCAATCAGTTTATTCAACAGTTGTTGGGATTCATGTTTGGCTGCACCGTCGGGCATGCTATCAATGGCTGTACAATATTTTTCACAGTCCTCTTGAAATCTACTAGACTTTTGCAATAGATTTGACATTTTCTAACTCCAATATGGTTTCTATTTTTACACGTATTACTTGATTATTTAATGTGGTACGCAGACCTGAATGCAATTGTTTGGGCAAGCAATCTAAATCTGCCCAGCACACAGTCTTTGATGCCAGTGTCAAAAACTCTTGATCGACCACACACACATACGTGCCATACTCAAACCCACGATCTTCACTGAGATATAGTTCAATGGGGACTATACGGCCCTGTGCGTATTGATTTAACAATTCGTTGGCATCTTCTAGGAGGCTGTTACTGCGCTGAAATGTGGGCACAGTCCATCGCTCTGCATCTAGGATCAGCAGGATGCGACCTGTGGTTTTAGCTAAGAATAATAGTCCGGCACGCTGTTGCATGCAGATACTTATCCACCTGCGAGCTTGAAGCTCCATTCTCCTGGCAAGTACTCACCTTCAAATGCCTTGAGCCATTGAGCACCGTCCCACTTGTATTTGATACCTGTGCGTATGTTTTGTATGTAAAACGGCGCAAATTCTTCACCTAGTATATCTGCTGCCTCTAAGGTATTTTGATCTGGATCCCATATTGTTGTCCATGTGCTACCAGTCCATTCTACAATAGAGTTGGCTGTGATAACAGGATCTGTGCCGTCTTGATTTTCCCATGATGAATCATTGTTGCTGGGTTCTCTCCAGGCCTGCGGCCCACGATAAGGCACGCTGGTACTGTCTGCTGGATTAGAAGGTAGATTGATGTATCCGCCGCGGTTCTCACTGTTGTTGACATCGTCTAACATTAAAAATCTCAATCCTAGAGGAATAGCTGCATGTGATCCGTATACCTCTAAAGGATTGTACTTGTAGGGATCAATAATAGCATCTATGGTGCCACTGGTAGTTACTCCAGCTATATCATCATTGCCTGGATATGTATCTGTATCCAAGGACACTATTAGTATACTAGGTTCTATTGGGTTAATTACAAACGTTCCTACTATTTCGAATCCGTTGGCTTTTTTAAACAAAACTTCGCTGCCCGGAACATATCCACCTTGTGTGTTCAATATTATATTCCAATCAATCGGCTCACCGTTTTTCACTTCCTTTTCGCTGAGACCTAGTGATGTCACTGCCTCTATGGGATTAACTAATGTTAGGTCGTATTGATTATCGTTAGGATTACCTGTATTTGATTTAAACAACAGAACTCCGTATCTACCATATGGTTGCCCGGATATGTTGGTACTAGAAGCACTGTTATTATAAATTAAATCTTCAAGATTTAATACTTCGCCTTGTTCGGTAAACACATTGGCTACAATACTCTGCACTATACCTAACTTTTTAACCTTGGCTGGCGGAGATATGAACACAGGCATCTCAAAGTCTAGACTGCAGATGTCTATGTCCGATTCTGCTCCTTGTGGTATGGTTCTACTTGAAAAATTAGTGCCGGTTAGATACATGGCGCTGAGACTGGTCCAATCAATGTAGTTGTCAGTGGTCTGCAGTTCCAGACTGGGATTAAACAACACCAGTATCTGTTCAAGCAACTGTAGTTTTTGATCTGTGTTAGAAGTCCACACATCTGCTTTCATGGTCAATTTAAACGGTGTGGGCATCAATCGTTCTACAGTATAACTGCCGCCTTGCGCACCTGTGTATTCTCTAGTGCCGCCGGCATCTGTGAACCTACGCTCTCGAATATGTATCTTTGAAACAAATGTAGGATCGCTGAGCCTACTGGTGTCCATTTCAAGTCCTGTGATATAACAGGCGATTCTAGGCACAGTGGGCATTTTGTTTTCTGAGTTGTCTTTGATGATGCTGGCTACCTGCCTAGTTAGGTCTCCGTACATCACGGGTATCTGTCGCTGTTCGCCATCGCCTGCTTGATACTTGAATCCAATGAACACACGCATGAACTGTGTGACATAGCGTCTTAGCTGTCCGTCGTAGTGAAAATCCATTATAGGTCTGCCTCAGGTCTTAGAGCCTTGCTGAGACTCTGCTTTTCTTTGACTGTGTGCCCGTCAATGGTACTCACAGTAGGATTGTTGATGAATGTAGATTTTTGTGCCTGTCGCAGATCCTTGCCTGCAAAAGTTTCACCAGCAGCAACATCACTGGCTCCGAGATTGCTCATGGTCATCCGCACATTGTCCTCAAACTTACGCCATCTCACTCCATCAAATCTAAACAGTCTATTGGGTAGATAATCTGTGCGCAGTGCAAACTGCCCATTCACAGGATTGTTTGGAAAGGAAATACCTGCGGTAAATGGAGCACCGTTAGGAGGTACACCGTCTTTGGTTAGATAACCTTCATAGCCATCTCCGTCTGACGGTAATATCACGCTGCTGGCAGTCTGACCAACGTATACCGCGTTACCGTCTGTGTCATATAATAAGTTACCTGCTTCGTCGGTGGCCTGTGTAGCTGCATCTACTGTGACGGATCCTGCATCTACAGTGGCTAATTCTGTGGTGCCATCTGCTGCTCTCTGTAGTGTATAATACTTGCTGGTGTCGTAGCCGCTGCGTGGTGCATCTGCTTCAGCTTGATCTAACACCGCAGCAGTAATCTGCATTTCTTTTTCGTAGGTGCTAACAACATCTCTCAATGTGTCGGCTAGTGCATAGTAGGTATTGTTAGGAGGAGCAATGCCTGTGACTTCTTGTATGACCTGATATTTTTTACCGTTAGCTGCTAGTACCACATCACCTGGATAGTATGTGATGCCTGCGTTATATGTTCCTTGATAGGAATCACTGTCGGCAATGCCATCTAAAATCTGTTTGAATTCTTGACTGTCTACCAATGGTTTGCACTTGGCACGATATAAGTGCGGGTACCATGTGGCTGAAAATCCTTCGGCTGCTCTGCTGACTTCTTCTATGACAAAGAAACGTTTTAGGGCAAAGGTTAAATCATTCAAAGCATATTCATCTTTGAGATGAGGTAATTCTATTACGTCGCCAGCTATGATTTTACGACCTAATTTTTCCACAGTATCAGTGATATGAAACGTGATAAAAATTGTATCATTTTGTAGAAATAGTCCAAACTGGCTGAGATTAAAATCGATATCAGATATATTGTAGACACCGCGCATGACATAAACATCGGGATCGTACTTGCGATCTCTGTTTTCTAAAAACAACAGATCCTGTATGTTTGCCACATTATCAGTGGCATATGTAGGTGTGCTAGGAGTGTCGCCTTGTATTGCGGCTCCTGTTCCTATATATCTGTGAACCAGTACATCCGTGCCTCCAACCTGGAACATTTCCCAAGCGGATCTATCTATAAAGCGGAAATCGTTGCCCTTTTCGGGACGGTATAAACTGAGTCTTGGCATAGTCATATATTTACCGCTACCGATAAATACTCGTATGAGCACATCAGACCAAGCCAAAAACTCTGTTTACAACTACTGCAAAACCATGCTAGGCGATGGTATGGTAGATGTAGAATTAGATCCCATACACTACGACACAGCACTTAATCGTGCCTTAGCAGTTTTTCGTCAGCGTAGCGATAACGCTGTAGAGGAAAGCTATGCGTTTTTAACTCTAACTGAGAGCACTAACGAGTATATACTACCTAAAGAAATACAACAGGTACGACAGATATTCCGTAGATCAGTGGGATCAAGAACCGGTAACGGCACCGGTGGTACGGTATTTGAACCATTCAATTTGGCCTATGCCAACACCTATTTGTTAAGCTCAACCAATATGGGAGGCTTGCTAACCTATGAACTGTTTAGTCAATATCAGGAATTAGTAGGCAAGATGTTTGGTAGCTACATTAATTTTACCTGGCATCCACAAAGTCATAAAATTATCATACATCAACGTCCACGGGGTGAGGAATCAGTAATGCTACAAGTATACAATTCCAAGCCAGATTTTGCCATCGTAGATGATGTGTATTCGGGTCAATGGATCAAGGACTATGCTTTGGCCAACTGTAAAATGATGTTGGGTCAGGCCCGAAGCAAGTTTGGGCAAATTGCAGGCCCACAAGGCGGCACACAACTCAACGGCACAGCACTGATCACTGAAGCTCAAACCGAAATGGAAAAACTAATGGAAGATCTTAAAACTGGAATTACCACACAGGGATGGGGTTGGATTACTGGTTGACCTTATAACTAATCTATATTATAATTGTTCTAAAGGGGACAAGTTATGAT